AATCTTATTAAGCTCTTCAACATTTTGTGTTGATCTTAATAAATCGCGTTCTTGCCAGTATTTTTTTTGAATGAGTCTTAATTCGTCCCAATACTGTAATTCTTTTGTGGTATTATTATATTTTGCGGCGCGACTGCTTGAAATTACATGAGCAAATTCATGGGTTGTAACGGCAATTTCTAAATTTTTTTCATCAACTTTATTATTTCCGGCAAATTCGATATATCCTTTTTCAGTTTTCCAAACTCTTCTTCCATCAATTGATAATTTATCATTTTGATGACCAACATTTATTTGCCTTAATTTAAAAACAGTTCCTTGAATTGTTTCAATTCCATATCTTTTAACAACTCCCAAAACTCTTTCATTTGATGCAAAAACAAATTGAATTTCATCCTCAATTAAATCGTCAACTTTATATTCACTAAATAATTTTTTTACTTGAACCAATCTTTTTTCAAAATTTTCAACTTTTAATTCCGAACTAATTGAAACCTTTGCTTTAACTCCAAGCGCCTCTTCAATTATTTTTTTGGCGAAATCTCTTCCTTCTTTTATTGTATTTATTTTGATTTGTCCAACTTCAATCAATGGCTGTTCCGGAGCTGTAACACTAACGGCCGGCTTTTTAATTGTAATTTGTTGCACCCATTCATGACGACACCAGGGCGTAGTTACACCAGTCTCCGGATTAGTATAATAGCCTCCTTTATATTTCCAAATATCTCTTTCAACTCGTAAAGATATTGCATTAATATCCTCCCTTGTGTAAGTTTTATTTAATGAAATTAATTTTTCACAAAAGGCGCGCGATTGAGTGATAGGATCCGGAACATCCGGTCTCGTTCTATAAGAATAGCGAACTTCGAATTTCGGGGAATCGCCCTCCCCATTTACTTTCCCGAGCCTCCTGGAGTTATTGTTATTTGACCAATTTTATCAAATAATTGATTATGCCTTTCCATTATTTCATCGTGAGGAGTATTCCATTCTATTGGAATATTTCCCAAAACAATATGATCGTCTTGACTTTCTCCAAATTCTGCAAAAATTCCAATCTCATCCCTTGAAAATGTTTTGTGATTGCACATTGATAAGTTTGTCGTAGGCATTCCGACAATACGACGAGCTGTTACATCGTCAATAGTTGGGAATGACGCTAAAATAATCGCAAGCGCTGAATCTTGACTAATTAATCCGGATTTAATTTGAGCCGTCACATCAATTAAGGATGTAATTTGAGAGCCGTTTAATGCCGATTTTGATACATCCGTTGCCGGTGCGAGTGTTGGATCAATTCCCGTTGTCGGAGTCGCTGTAATCGTCGGAGTGTTGACTACTTCGGCCGATGCTAATGGTTGAACATCAACTAATTTAACCGAGCCAATATAACCACCAAGTTCGGCCATATAATTCAATAGCCATTCTATTCTCCTTTGCTTAGAATTTACATAAGTCTTTTTAAATATCTCGAATAAATCGGACGATTCGGCCGCATTAAAAGATCCTTCGGATTTAACTCCAAAAAGATTGGGAGCGGTAACCGAGTGAGCAACTAAAATATTTTGTTGAACGGATACTTCCGTAACCTGGTATCTTTTATCAAGGTCATTCCCATTCAACGAGGATACTTCCGGCGCTAAATCTTTACCATCCGAGAAAGTAATAATAATCTCTCCGGCATCCTCAACGGATTGAGTTCGTCCTTTGATTTCGCTTTTAATTCGGTTTAATTCCTCCGTTGTCTCGGGATATCCCGACGGCATATTTATAAGTGTTCCGGATTTAAAGCCGTTTTGTAGTTCGTACATGTGAAATTTAGCGATATCAACATCCGTTTGGATCGCTGTAATCCCTCCATAATATGACGGCTTCGCATAAACTCCCTTTTCTTTTCTTGATTTCTTTGATGGCTCTTTGACATATATAATAAATGATCCCGCTCGGCTATTCATATCGAGAGCTGGATACATTCTTAAGTTTGTTTTTTCGGGAGATTGATTTTGAGCCGTCCAATCGTCGGAAAGATAATACATTCTTTCATCCTCGGATGTTCTCATCTTGTCAATCGCTATATTTTCCCACATTGCAACGCGAGTCCCTTCTCGATTCCATGTTCCTTTTACTGCAAAGCTCCCGAATAATTCTCCGTCAAATGCAAGCATTTCGGAAATTTCATTCATATTGAAATCGGAATACTTATTATCGATGAACGCTTGCATATCTCCCGAAACAATTTCGATTCCACTCCCGGCAATATAAAAGCATTTTGTTTTGACAATTCCTTGATGCCAAGCGCTCCCATTATAAAGGTCAATTAAAAAGAAAGGATAATCATTCTTTTTTCCCCATTTAACGAATCCTAATGTTCGGTCGTTTTCCTCTTCAGGCTTTTGGAAATCTTTTCTAAATGAAAGAGATGTTACTTTATTATTCATATATATTGAAAATTATTTCTTGTTCAAATTCATTTGACTCAATTGGCAAATCTAAAACTTTTGCGCGTCCCGTCTCAACTAATCCATCGGATAATAATGGATCTAAATTTGTCGGGGATGTTTGTTGGAAAATATTATAAATATAGTCTCCATCATAATCAAAAATCACATCCACGCCATCAACGAGAACAAACTCATCGTATCTTGGAATCCCGTCGCTTATATTATCAAGTATGCAATAATATTTTAGTTGACTTTGTTCGTGAATAAACTCAAATAGGTATACCGGATTCGATATCGTTGTCAATTCCGTAGTCGTTACCACTAAGCTCGTCGATTGATTCTTGTTTATCCTTAGCATTCTTTTTAATTTTAGGTTGTTTCTCTTCAAATATTCCCGTAATCCCTAAAGATACAAGTATTTCCTCTTGTCCCTCTTCGATTAAAACAAATTTTGATAGTCTTGTCGAGTAGGCTTTTAATCCGATTAGTTCTTTTTTTATTTTCATTGGTATAAATTTACAAAAAAAAAGGGAGGAGATTCAATTCCCCTCCCTTATTTCTAAAATTAACTTTTAATTACGGAGCAACTTGCGTCAATAAAGCATTGTAAACGGTTAACGATACATCTGGAACTGAATCATTCTCCATTCCTTTCAATACGATTGTATGTCCTTTACGGTCGCTTTTAACAACTCCGGATGTATACTCATTTCCATCAGCAACCTGAAGACCTTCTCCAAATCCTAAACAAACGATTGAGCCATCCGCGTTTTCAATGATACAAACAACTTCGTTTTGAGCCAATTGATGAATCTCAGCTCTCAACTCTTTCGTGTCGGATGCTAATATCATAGTCAATTGCTCTTCGTACCAAAGTGTTCCGTTGTTCTTATCAACTTTGATTGGTGCTGTATAAGATGAAAGATTGCTCTTTAATTTATACAAGTAAGTATCTCCAGAAACGGTAAGAGTAGTGATCTCATTTCCCGTAAATAATGGAGTTCCCGTAATATTTCCTAAAGGGAATAAAAGAACGCTCTTAATACCACCTTTTCCGTTGGTACAAGTTCGGTCATTGTATCCCATTGTTAAATCACAACTCATTTTTTTTATGTTTTAAAAAGGGAGCGAACTCCCTTTGATTTATATTTATATTAATTAGTCTGCAATCCAAACTCCAACTTGATTCAAGAAAGGTACTTGAACGCCGGCTCTAAATTTAGAACGAAGGTAGATAACATCGTCATCGAAAGAATACCAAAGATCATAAGATTCGAAATCACTTGATAAGTCAGTACCGAATATGAAATGAGATGCTCTTCCCGTGTAAATTTTACCCGTTCCGTTCAATCCATTCAATTTGATTACTCTCATGTTTGTTCCTGGTAAAAGAATCTCGTCCATTGTTGAGATATCATTTACATTGAATGCATAAAGATTCAAGTCAACTAAATTCTTGATTAAGAAATTAAAGTTTTCTCTACTTGTAAATGCAACAAAATCAGCAGATTCAGCAACCGCGCTTGGTGTGTTTACGAAAGCCTCATAAAAAGCCTCATAAGCATTTCCGGAAGTGATTGCTCCCGTAGACGATGTGTTCAATTCAACACAACCATTTGCAACCGTTAAGAATTGAACGAATCCATTCATAAAAGCCAAGTTGCCCGTACCCGTTGCGATGTTACCTTTCCAAATTAGATTGTCTAATTCAACTGCATGCAACTTTAATAAGTAATCAATCAATTGCGCTTCGAATGGTAAAGTCTTGTCTTCGTCCATTGCTCCTGGGCGTAATCCCAATTGTGTCCAAAATCCCGCAAGGTCTTTTTGACAAAATCTTTTCATATAACCAATAGTAGCTACTGAAATTTGACGATCCGTGAAAACTGTATCTCCGTCTGGAGTCATTGAACAATCTCCTGATTGATAAACGATTGAATCGTCTAATAATTTAAGGTCTTCAGTACCTTTGATTCCTTGTTGGATCGCGATGTATTGTAATGTTTTCGCTTCGGTAACTGAACGAACGATTAAATCACCACTTGTATCGTCGATGTATGGCGCTAATGCCTCAACATCATAGTCAAAATTTGACTTTACATATTTTTTTAAGCTCATTTTTATTTGTTTTTATTGTTTTTTAACCATAATTGTCGGGCTGTCAAGTTGCCAACTTTAGAGAATTTCTCCTCTTCTTTTGTAGCATTAACCGGCATCGCTTTGAAGGTCTCGAATTCACCTTTCAATTCAGCGATTTGATTTGTTAATGTTTCGTTTTGCTTTGCAATTGCTCCCATCATTTCAGCAACACTCTCGAGGCTTGATGCGAATGATTCAAACTTTGCGTTTACGATTGCCTCAACCTCTTCGGCGGACATTTTCTCCTCTACTATTGGAGCCTCTTCCTCTTCAATTGAATTTTGGATTTCTCTCGCATCTATAATGTCAATGATAATACCATTTGCATCAACTACGATTGAAACGCCTTCCATATCTCCTCCTAAATTATGAGTCCCTTCCGGTGCTGGAATTGTTTCAGTTTCGGTAACAACGAAAACCGGCATGCCGATTTCCAATGAATCGAATTCAATGATTGTTCCATCCATCAAAGTTGCTTGTTCGAACTTATGAGCGCTCTTTGTGAACGACGCTTTCATTTCGGAAATCAAGTCAACTACTTTCTTAAAATTTTCAGTCATTTTATTTTTGTTTAGTTATTATGTATTATTGTTCGAAATTATTTTTTTGGCTCGTCCGGAGTCGTTGCAAATCCGCCTCCCATTTTATCCATTAATTCGTTCGCTCTTTTTTGTTGAGTACGATTTAAATTTCTTGCATCTCTCTCAAGTCTTTTTAATAATTCTT